GGTCAGGCGCCGGTGGGCACGGTCTGGTTGAAGACGGGGCGCTGCGTGATCGTGAACTGGACGGTGATCTTCGCGGCCTCGTTGTCCGTCGTGTACGCCTTGCTGTTGCTGACCACCGTGATCGGGTAGACGTCCATGCCCTTCGCGCCGGGCGTGTTGCCCTTGGAGAAGATCACGATGTAGCCGGACGTGCCCTTGGCGAGGTCCGTCTCGATGGTGTCGGTGGTGGAATCCTCGTAGAAGGTCAGGCTGGAGTCGGCGGCGGAGTCGTCACCCCCGATCTTCGACACGAACGTGCTCGCCATGTCCGGTGTCTCGATCGGGGTGTTCTCCAGCGACCAGCCTTCGATCGCGTTGATCTGTGCTGTGTAGTCGGTGCCGGCGGTGATCTCCGCACTGGTCGGGATCAGCGTGGGTGCGGCGATCGTCGGAACGTAGAGGATCTTGGTGGTGCCCTTGCGGTTGAACCTCATAGTGGCCCCTCGCGGATAGGGGCCAGAGGGAGCCCCTGCTCACGGTTTGGTGTGGCGGCCACTTGGTGGTGGCGTCCGCGGGGCCCGCCGCGGTGCGGTCGTACTGGAGCCCAGTGGGCTCATGCAGTGGTCAAGTTGAACCTGAACCGCTGCACATAGGTCATTATCGCGGCTTCCTGTTCCGACGTTCCCCCTGGCATCGCGCCCCACTCGATGTCTAGGGAGCGGGTCATGCAGGAGACGCCGGGCACGGTCATCGGGTGCAGCCACAGGCCCGTCGACGGGTCGCGGCCGAGGAAGGCGGAGCGCGCCTTGTCTGCCATCCACTCGAGCTGGTCAAGGTCCGCGGTGGACTGAGGGATCTGCGGGTCGGGTCCGGACACGGAGGTGATCTGGTAGACGAACGAGCCGTCCTCACTGCGGTCGGAGAAGGGGGCGCCGGACACCTGCGTGTCGACGGAGTACAGCAGGTAGTACGGCGGCGCGGCCCCCGACGTGGGCGCACGGCCCTCTCCCACCGGCATGCTGGAGGCGGCGCTGAGGGTCGCCGCCACCCAGCTCGTGACCGGTCGCCTCTGAATCATTCGAACAGCTCCCCTACTGCGGCGCGCATCTGCTCGTGCAGCGTGTCCTCGATGAAGCCGAGGGCGGGCTGCACGTGCGGAAAGGGAGGCTGGAAGAAGTGCCGGCCGATGCTGTCGGTCATGTCCCAGAAGCCGAACTCGAGGCGTCGGCCCTGCGGGGCGTTCGTGCCGATAATGCACTCGGCGCCGTACGGGATGCGTTCGGTGACGGCCCGCCATGAGGCGCGGTACTGCCCTGTGATGACGTTCGGGCCGGGCCGGCCAGACGCGTTCTGCCGGATCCGGGCGACACCGGCGGCGCCCACGGTGCGCATCCGTCGCTCCGTGACCGTGCCGATCTGGTCGGCGGCATGGTCGAGTCGGTCGGCGAGGTCGTCCAGGTTCACGGTGTACTCCCCTGGGTGCGGGGGGCCTGCTTCATGTCCATGGGGGTGATGCGGACGACCTCGACTGTGGAGGCCCGACCGGGGTCCTGGCAGAACCAGGTACGGCCGATGAGCGCTGTGTTGGCGGGGTTGTGTACGGCAACGACGGTGACCAGGTCGTCGCGGGCCGGGATAGGCGCCGTGAGGGGGGTAAGCAGGCGGGCAGGGGACATCGTCTCTTCCGCCCAGGGAAGAGTGGCGGACGGCAGGGAGCTGATGCCGCCTGGCGCACCAGCAGCGATGACGCCGCCGATCCCCTCATAGACCAGTACGGGCTCGGGGTACTCGAGCCGGCCCGTGTCGGGGTTGAGGACCGGGTCGCCAGTGGCGGGCCGGACGATGCGGACGGTGTCCACCATGAGGTTGGCCTGAATCCAGGTGACGACTCCGGCGAGTGCGTTGTCGAGGCCGGCCACTACTGCTGCCCTCGCGCCCAGTCGGTGAGCTGTCGGAGCATGGCTCGGGTCAGGTCGTACTTGTCGGTGCCGAGGTCGTCCCGGTTCAGAGCAGCGTTCTCCAGTTCGGCCGGGTCGATCTGGTCGAGGAAGCCAGCCGCGATGTCGGCGGGGCTTTCAGCGACCCCCACGGCGACGCGCGCGAGCCCCTCGAAGGCGGCTCCGTCGGGCTGTCGGGTGTGCAGGACTACCAGGGGGATGCCCCCGATGATGTCGTGCTGGAGTGTGTAGCCGGTGACGGTGTTGGGGGGCAGGGGGGTACCGTCGATGCTGATGGTGGCGTGGCCGGGCTGGGCGTCTATCCGGACGCCGTGGGCCTGCGGCTGGGCTGGATGCTCAGTCATCATCGCCCTTCCTGCCGATGCTGGTCTGGCTCACGATTTGCTGCGCGGAGGCCAGCAGTCCGTTCTGCTCGATCCACGACAGGCCATCGCTGGAGGCCAGGGTAAGAGCGACGTCGCCGTCCCGGTCGATGACCTTGGCGATGACGAACGCGGACGCGACCAGATCACCGTCGTCCAGGTCGATCGTCGTGCCCAGTCCGTCAAGGATCGGGCCGATGGGCTGTTCAGTCACAGGGGCGCTCCGGTGCGGATTTCGGATCGGCCTACGAGGTCAAGGCGGGGTAGGAATTCACGCTGGCAGTGCGGATGAGCCGAGGCGTGGGCGAGGGCGTCCTGCACGGTGCGCAGCGTCCGGTTGGCCCTGTCGGGGTCATCGTGGCTGGTCCATCCGCAATCGGCGCCATCGCGGACCTCTACGTAGGAGATGTCGAGGTCGTCGAGGGCGGTCCGGCAGGCGGCGGTGTTGGCGGTGGTGACGGCTTGCCAGGTGATGGAGGCGCCCGCCCAGGCGTCGGCCGGATGCCGGGAGTTGTTGGCGTAGACGATGGTGTCCAGTGGGTAGTCGCGGCGCAGCTGCTCGAGATCGATCCGGTCGACCGCAGTGCGGACGGCGTCCTGGACGGCGCGGAGGAACGCCCGGGCGCGGCGGAGAGCCTCGGTGATGCGGCCGGTGAGATCGGCGTAGTACTGGGCGGATGCGGTGGTGATGGCGGCACGGTGCCGGTCCGTCCACTGGAAGCTGCTGGTAGGGCGGTCGGCGTTCTCCAGCATCGTCCAGGCGCCCTCTCGGTAGATGAGGGGCAGGTCGGAGGAAGCCCAGCGTTCGGCGAAGGCGCCAGCTGCGCGGGCGAACGCGGCAAGGTTGGTGTTGAAGGCGACGACGGCCGCGCGGAGGGCTCTGCCGCCCCCGGAGACGCGGCCCGGGCGGATTAGGGCCAGAGCGCTCAGAAGCCGGGTCTGGGCAGTGCCGAGGATCGCCCAGGCGGACCGGAGCCGGCCGACGGCGTCGGTGATGTATCCGAGGAGGCGTTGGCGGAGGGTGCGGCCACGGCGCCGTACGGGGGTGGTCATCGCCGAGGCCGTTCGACGAGGTACAGGAGGCCGACGCCGCCCGGGCCGCCGCCGTCTGGGTCGGCAGGGTCGTCGGGGGCTGGGTTTTCACCGTTCTCGAGGCCCTCGATCTGCCGCTCGTATGCCTTGATGTTTTCCACGAAGGACACGCCGACCACGGACGACACGTTGACGGTGGACGGTTGTGCGCGCAGGTCGGCGAGGCGTTCCCGGAGGACTTCGAGGGCCACGGCCCGGGCGGTGCCGAGCCTGGTATAGCGGGTTTCGAGGTCGGCCAGGTCGGCGTTTCTGCCGAGTTCGCCGCGAAGCCAGGCGATGACGTCTGCGCTCAGGGCCATTGGTGTCCTCTCGGGCTGTGGGAAGGGGGTGGTGCGGGTACGGGCCCGCCCGGTTGGCGCCCCCACCATCAGGGGACGGGCCCGTACCCGCTAGTCGCCGCTGGTGCCCTCGTCAGCGGCGTCCCGGCCCCGAGCCGGCTTCCGGGCCGCACGCTTTGCGGCCGGCTTGTCGCCGCTGTCGTCTCCGTTGCCGTCGCTGGACGGCTCTGGGGCGGTTGCGGTCTTCTTCGCGGCGGCGGGGAGCTTGCCGTCCTCCCACGCGTCGGGGTTGGTGACCAGCGCCGCGTATTCGGGTGCGGGCTCCTCCCCGGCCTTCAGGTGCACCATGAGGCGCGTCTGCGGGTCCTTCACGAACGTGTCCATCGCGAGCCGAGCCATCAGAAGACCTTGGCGGTGATGTGGATGTCCGGCACGTACAGCACCGGCATCGCGACGGCGGAGCCCTTGGTCCACACCTGGACGGGGTCGTCCTGCCAGCCGTGGGTGACGATGATGCCGGGCGCTTCTTCCAGTTCGATCGCCGGGTTGTCGTCGGTGGTCAGGGCGATGGACTCGGCGGTGATGCCGTACTGGGTCTCGGCCCACTGCCGTCGGTTCGGCGGGACCATGATCCACCGGTCCTTCGGCAGGGGGCGTGCCATGGTGCCGTCGTCCTTGGGGATCTGCACGTCGTAGATCTCGATCGGCGGCAGGTTGTAGCGGGCGCGGACGGCGTCGACCTCGTTGGGGGCGAGGGTCGCGGTCGGTGTGTTGGACGGGTTCACGCTGCCGTAGTAGGCGGCGCGGTAGGCGTTGTTCCCGGCGAGGAGGGCCCGGGCGTCGTAGGAGGTGACGACCTTCTCCGGCATCGGGGCGCCGGATGCGCGCAGGACCTCGATCCACGCGAGTTCGTCGGCGATGGGGTCCGACGTGGGGTCGGTCCACGGCACAGCGGCGGTCGGCATGTTCGCGGAGGGGACCTGCGCGTCGTACTCCACGGTCAGGCCGTTCTCGCCGGCCAGGGTGAACTTCCCGTCGGTGAGGAGGTCACCGACGGCAAGCTCGAGGCGGGAGCGGATGGACACGACGTGCGCGGCAACGTCGTCGTAGAGGGACTCCACCAGCTCCGCGCCATCCTGGCCGCGGCGCGCTGCCAGCAGGATGGTCTCCAGCTCGCCAACAAGGTACTTCTGGCCGAGCGGAGGCAGCATGCCCTCGGTCTCGATGCGCTTGACCTCGCGGGACGCAACCGGGGTCTGCGCGTCGTAGGCCCGGTACTTGGCGGCGTTGACACGGCGGCTGGTACGGCGGGTCCGCCACTTCACGCCGTTGATCTGCCGTTCCGGCATCACGTTCAGGGTGAGCGCGTAGTCCTCTGGGGTCTGCACGGCTCGGGCGAACGCGATGATCTCGGTGGGGGTGATGTCCCTGAGAAGAGCCTCAAGAATCATGGTCTGGGCTCCTTTCAGGCCACGTTGGAGAAGTGGATGGAGTCGGTGCGGGAGGCTGCGGCGGGCGGGGTGAACGCCACCGGGAGCTTGGAGGCGTCGACGTCGCCGATGATGCGGAGGGCGGCGCCGACCTTCGTGGAGGTGGGGTTGTAGGCGGTCTCGGTTTCCAGCAGGCCGGCGAAGGTCTGGCGGCCGTCGGTGGCCGAGCTGTCGTAGATGCCGTACAGGCCGGAGGCGGTGATCCGGCCGAGGGGCAGGCCGGACTTCAGGACGCGCTGGTTGACGTGCGCGTTCGGCGCGAGGTAGTGGGTGTTCGCGGTGAACGTGCTGGTGTCGAGGGTGACCGTCTTGTTGGTCTCGGTGCCGAACGTCGACATCAGCCAGCGGCGGTCCGCGGTGACGGTTTCCTGCGTGGTGATCGGCTGGATGTCCATGCCGGTCTCCTCCCGTGGAATGGGCGTGTACTACTGGGGCGGACACCAGGGGTGTCGTCCACGGGAGGAGAGGCGTGGTCCCTCGGTCTGCAGACGCTGCGGTTAGGCGGCGTCGGGCTTTGCGTAGCCCATCTTGACGGCGAGGGCGCGGGCCCTTGCCTTGGCGTCGTCCTTGGAGGCTGTGGGACGGGGGGTTCCGCCGGCTGCGGGGGCGCCTCCGGGGGCCGGGGGCAGCACTGACGGGGTGGGGGCCTTGGCGCCGAACAGTTCGCTGCGGCGTGCCTTGAGGGCTTTGGCGGCCTGGGTGATGGTGTCGTCGTCGGCGTCGTCCGCTATGCGCATGAGGGCGGCGGCGTCCTCGAGGTCGTCGCCGGTCGCGCCGAGCCGGACGAGCGCGGACCGGATCTTCACTTCGCGGGCGAGGCGCGCTGCTTCGGCTTCCCGTTGGGCGGCGGCTTCCTCCCGGGCCTGGAGCGCCTTCTCCTTCTGCGTGAGTTCCTCAGCGCGGCGCTGCTCCTCGGTGAGCAGGGCCTTCCGGGCGGCCTGCGCCTCCTTGAACTGCTGCGCGAACGCCTTCGGGTCGAAGGTGTCGACGTCGAAGTCTTCGATGCCGGCTGCTTCGGCGATCTCCCGGTAGGCGGCGTGCCGGCCGCGGCGCCGCTGCTCTGTCATGTTCTGCGTGAACTTGTCCTGGGG